CTACAGCATCTTTCTTCTCTTCAGGATGATCAGTGCAATCACACACGCCAGCACTGTAAATATACAGATAATCAGAAAACCATGCGGCGTTTCCGCAAGCGGCATCCATTTCCCGCTCACATTCATCCCGTAGATTCCTGAAATAATGGTCGGAATTGCCATGACCAGCGTGATGGACGTCAGATATTTCATCACGTTATTCAGACGGTTATTGATAATAGTCGACAGCAGATCACGGGTACCATGAATGATGTCACGGTAAATATTCGTCATCTCAATGGCCTGCTTGTTCTCCACGATCACATCGTCCAGAAGTTCCATGTCTTCCGGATATTGTCTGATTCTTTTGTACCTCGTCAGCCGGTCAAACACGGACCGGTTCGCCCCCAGCGACGTTGCAAAATATACCAGGTTGGATTCCAGCTCGTGAAGAGCGATCAGGTCGTCATCTTCTGTCTCATTGCGTCCGGCTCTGTGCTCGATGTCTGTTCTCTGCTTATCGATGACACGCAGATAAATCTGGTATACATTGGAAGATCGCAGAAGAATCTGATATATAAACCGCATCCGCTTCTTCGTGCTGAACTCCCGGATTCTTCCTTTTAAAAATTTACTTAATACCCTGTTTTCTTCCCGGCAGATAGTGATGATTGCATCTTTTACCAGAATGATACCAAGTGGAATTGTAGTGTACGCCCGTCTGTCGTTACGCATCTCCTCAAACGGGATATCCACCAGAAGCAGCGTGTAGCCATCTTCCAATTCCAGTCGCGAACTCTCCTCATCATCCAGTGCGGCCCGAATGTCATCTACATCCACATCGTAAAGACTCGCAACCCATTCACTTTCCTCTATCGTCGGCGCAACCATGTTAATCCATGTTCCGTCTTCCGGCTTATCAATGACTGACACTATGCCGTTGTCTGTTTTTAATATCTGTATCATGGTTTTTCTCCTATATCTCCAGGCTGAGCAAAGGCATCTCCCCGCCAATGTACTCAAAGCCTTTTATTTTGCCGGTACAGCTATCCTCTTCCCGTCCGGCCGCGTCGTTCCTTTTGTCCCTCGTGATAAAGAGACTCCCCACCCTGCCACACGGTACTCTGTGTGTCGGAAATGCGGGAATGCTTAAGGACGTTGAAAATAGTCACACTAATATTATCACATTTGTTTTCTATGCACCACCTTGTTTTTTATATTTAACATTTCATTTAACAATTTATCCACTTAATCTGCAATCTGTTTCCCCGTTACATCCATATGATAATTGTCCTTGATAATCAGTTCTGATACCGGCACAATCTGATATCCCTTTTCCTCCAGTCCGTTTAGCATTGCATCCAGCGCCTGTGCTGTAAATTTTGCTCCGTTATGGCAGAGAATGATTGCGCCGTTATCCAGGTTCTTGTGTTCGCAGACCGTCTGGATAATGGAATCTGCGCCATAGTCCTTCCAGTCAAGGGAATCTACGTACGACGTTTAAAGAAGTGTACTAAAATAGCCGCTTTACCTGCTTGTACCTTCAATCAAACGCTTATACCATGGAGCCTTTTTCGTCCACTTGAAACTCGGCATGTCCTTACCATTATTTGCCTTGTACACCTCGTTTATTATTTTCAATTCGTCTGGGTGTGTAAGTGCATGCACCTTGAATCCATCAAAGTAGTACACCCCTGCTCCACCATCTATCGTATAAAAACATCTCATCTCTTTTTCTCCTTCCATTTTTCCCGCCGCTGCTCCGCCGCTCATGATTTCCGTTATCCGCTTAATGAAATACGCTTTCGTTGCCATCGCTCCTCCATGAAGCTCCACGCTCCTATGAGGGCACGCCGTGGCATACACCTCCTGGTGCAGGCGAATGGTCTGCTCATTCGGTACGATTCCATATAGCTTGCATTTCTGTGCACTCCACTGCAGAGCACGCTCCTCATTCGCAAGGAATGTTTCTGCGTCCCCCATGCTCTGGCACACTTCGATCGACAGATAATTCGTATTTCCCTCCGACTGCCCACAGTGCCATGCACAATTCGCATCATCTTCCACTTGGATTACGCCGTCATCACCGGCGTAGGCATGGGCAAATCCATTATTTAGATCATGTCCGCCGCTCTCCAACGCATTTGCCCAATAGGACGCATTTAGAAACTGTCCGCCTGCATCGTTATGGATAAATATTCCAACCGGGTTTCTGCCACGGGTACCGGCAATCCCACCACATATACTCATGCTACTTGCCCTCCTGCTCCTTCTGCTCCTTTTCAAGCTTTTCCACCAGTTCCTCTACACTTACCTGCTCGTTTTCGCCCATGATTTCACCTTCTTTCTGTGTGCGACGTCGCACATTCTATTTGTCTGTCAATTCCGGCAGCCCCGCCACGCTGGTCAGCAGAGACAATACTCCAGCCAGAACCGACGCTGATACAACCACTCGCCAATCTACACCGGATATCACTGCCGCGGATCCGATTGTTGCCACCGCCGTCTGTGCCACTGTCTTTATCGCCCTTACTCCGGCCGCTTTTAACCACTGTTTACTCATCTTTCTACCTCCATTATTCCCTGTGAGACTGCCGGTTCATAAACTCAACAATCTCTTCCTGCACCTGCTCTGTATCCTCACTGGGTTCCATTTTGTTCATTACTTTTAATATCGCGAGCATCGACTTCATGATCAGTTCATTCTCCTCCAGGCTGATCTTCGCCTTGCTCTCCAGCTTGTTGATCCGGTCATAGTCTCGCTCCAGCTTCTCCTGGATTCCACCTGCCCCGTTTATGGCCAGCTCATGTTCCTCGACCATGTCCACCAGATCAGCACCGTACCGGGCCGTGTTGAACGCACTTTTCACCCGGTTCGATATATCCGGCCAGACTTTCCACAAAATAAGCAACGATATGACAAGACACAGAATCCAGTCTTTCAATGTTGCACTTGTAACCATTTCCGCAATCATAGGCATCCCTCCCAATCTACTTGATTTTTTGCATAAAAATAAGACCTTCGCGGTCTTGCTCTTGGTATCTATGCATTTCCTTGCTCCACTTTTCTATCTACACTCTCATTTTTTACGAACATACGATTTATCAGCATCCAATCACTTTTCTGAGCACCCAATATCCATTATCATAAGTAATACCATTTTTCGTGCCCGCTGCCGTATTATGAGAGTGACCGGTTATTGTATCATCTGAAATAAACAAAAACTTTGTGCCTACTTTACTAAACGTACTTGATGCAAGATTGCATGTTATACCGTTCCCCGGAAAACTCGCCACCTGCTGCTTTGGTATGAATATATCGACAAACTGATTGTCTGTTACCTCCCCGTTCACATACGGAGACCAGATAAGCGTAATTCCCGTTTTTTGTGCAGATATTGGTTCTGAAAGTTTAATCGAATGTGACGCCGACATGTAATAAGCCGCACTGCTGCTCCAAAGGGATTTGTTATTCGCACTATAGCTCATATCCTCCCACGATCCCCAGACCCCCGCAATCATAAATCGCTGATAATTTTTCCCAGTACATGCCGCAAAACGCTGATAGCAATACTGTGCATTATCGTAATAATCCACGGTTTCAAGCCATCCTCCCGTATTCACCGGACAGTGTTTACTCCCAACGGTTAAATAATATCTTCCACCTCTGATCAAAGTGTTACAATCACCATCAATAGGCGGTGCACCATGGATAGGGTATTGATTTACTGTGATTTCGTTACCTTCCCCAAAACCCAAACGTATTGTTTTCCCACTGCTGCTATTAGTGTATACCAAGCCCGACTCGGCCGTAATGGATAACGTTCCCGCCAAATGTAGACTAGAATAACTTTCAAATTGCAGTGAAGCTTTATCCAGCCTCGCTACATAACGCAGCTCGCCATTGACGAAACTTTTTGACATAATTGTTCCGGAGTCCACATCAAATACTACCGTCCCATCTTTATTTCCGACCATCCCCGCAGTTACTGTCCCGAGATTCGCGGTAATTGCACTCAGAGTATCCACATTCAGATTGTCCACCGATATGAAATGCAGTGCCCATTTCGCTCCATCCCACCTCATGATCGGCTCCCCTGATGCTGTCTGCCAAAGCTGCCCTGTCACAGGATTCGTAGGTGCCGTACTGGATATTGTAATTGCTGCTTTTGCATCCTCCGCCGCCTCTCCCGCAGCCACCGCCTTATTATACGCCGCTTTTGCCGCCTCATAGCTGGAAGATTTTGAAACCTCAGAATACGCAAACGTACCATTGGAAAACACATTCAGATCAACCGTATAAAGACTGTTAGTACTGCCCGCTGTATATGCAGGCTCCGTACTCACCCACCCGGCAGGAGATCTCGTGGCAGGCTTTGCGGGCGCAGATGCTGTAGATGCCTGCAGCCTGTAGTATCGGTACACTGCCGAAACATCTACCACAAAGGTGAGTGTTACTGTAGCACTGGCTTTAATAGCCATGCATTACCCCTCCAGCTGACAGGTATAAGCGACAGCATTTGCGACATCTGAGGCCGATACCGTCAGTGTTTTCGCTGTTGCGACAGCTGTCGTGCTCCCCGCCTTATACCACTTGACTGAACCGAGTGTCCCACATACACCAGCGTCCGTGATTGTCTGTTCTATCCCGGCCTTATATACATGTGCGGTCAATACGGTTGAGCCTGAGTTGTTTTTAAATACCGTTCCATTCGAGCTTGTGATACTCATTGTGATGGCATCTTCGCCATTAGCTCCTTGCCTAGCAACTGAGTACGCTGTCGTCGACTTACCATCGGAATAGGTAACAACGGTTTTTGTCCATAAATATGATCCTTGTGGAACAGTTGGTAGCGTAGTCCCCCATGTTTCAGTAGGTGCTGTAGTTCCATTCGTGCTTGCTTGATAGGTTACAGATTGAGAACTTACCGTTACCGATGTTCCAGCGGGTCCTTGAGTACCATTTGTTCCGTGATATGCAACTGAGTATGATGTTGTTGACTTGCCATCAGAATAATTGACTACAGTTTTTGTCCATAAATAACCACCAACATCAGCAGAAACAACACTTGTACTCCATGTTCCGGTAGGAGGAGTAGTTCCGTTACTACTTTTTTGATATGTCACCGATTGAGAACTTACTGTTACTGATGTTCCAGCGGGTCCTTGAGGTCCCTGTGCTCCCGTACCACCAGTATTACCCTGAACGCCCTGCTTCGCCACTGCAAATGAGAAAATCTTGTTAACCGTAATGCCATCAACCACTACCGGAATTGTAGCTTCGCAAGCTGATGCAACGGTAGCTGTTGTCGTGAATGTGATTGTTACAGCTTTGGTTCCGCTTCCCGTAATACTAGCACTAATACCGGTAGGACACGCGATATCAGCAGCGGTTACCGAGACTGAGGAACATTGATTTGTCCCACAGAATGCTACTGCCTGAGTGGTGCATGTTGCTCCTGATGCAACGCCACTTGTGTTACCAACAAAGGTATATGCCTCTGATGTTAATATCACCGAATATGCATCTGTAACGTCAACAATTGTGATTTGATCTCCTGCTTTAATACCCATGAATTATTTCCTCCTTGAATTTAGTTTTTAAGTTCACACATGAATGTGCACTTTCCATCAACTTCGTCTGAACTTATAGTAAGCGTGAAGCCACCGCTTCCAATCATCTTATCCGATGATGAAATCACCCCGAATGTTGCCTCATCCAGCTTCTGCCATGACCACTCCAGAAATGCATTCTGTCCATAAACATCCCGAAGCGTGCTGATGTCCGTGATCCGCTTTGAACCATGATATACGACCACACTCAAAACTGTTGCTATCGAATTATTCTTAAATACAGTCCCTCGCGACGATTCAATTCGGACAAGTGTTGCATCCTCTCCATCCGTGCCGTCCGACACATTGGTAACAGTGACCTCGCTGACTCCTTTCACACTGCCCTCGTCATCCAGTGCCTCGAATCGATACACTGCCTTCTCCATAATGTCCGCTGCCTGTATAACTACGCTTTTCCCACCATCGAGATCCGCCCCATCTTTTTTCCATTTGATGACCATGGCATCAGTGACATCCTTCCCTCCGTCCATGACCAATGCTGTCAAAGTGGTGCTGCCCACACTGTTTTTGAAAAAAATGCCGTGATCCGAGATTATAGAGCATGTATATAACCGGCTCGCCTCCACCAGCGCATTCACCTGCGCAAGAAGTGCCGGATCTATCTGGCTTTGAAGCTCTGTGAAGTTACTAAACGTTGTCTTGCATTTTGTCCGATCAGTAAAACTGCGGATTTGTTCCGAAACTCTCGCTTTGAGGTAGAGTGGCGGATTATATTCTTCGTCCGCTATCGTGACTGTGTCCCCGATTCTGATGTCAAAATAACCATCCACTTCATAAGAAACCTTTGGCACACAATTTTTCTTCAGTTCCGCCAGCGCACGACCATACAATGAATTTACATTGGATGTCTCATAGGACCAATCCACCAGAATGTACCCATCCTTTTTATTCATCAGGTTGGACGGAAACCGATCCCGCGCCTGTACCGCCCGGATTGCTCCATCCCCCTTCACCGACTGATATTCTACTTCTCCCTCCGCATCAAGTTCTGTTTTTTCCAGATCATATATTCCGAGGCCATCCTTCCCGGTCGGCCGGATGGCCGTGTACAGCTCCACAATATCCGTTTTCTTTCGCACGCCATAAATGCTTGCGCCATACCGCAGCACAATGTCTTCCCGATCCTTTCCGATGCCCTGCACAGAGTCCGTATGCTCTTTATAAAAGTTCACCACGATTTCTGCCAGTGAATGGTCCTTATTCAAGACCGGTTCAAACTCCACCTCTGCCGAAAAAACAGTCGCAAGTGAAAACAATCTCGCAAGTATCGTAGAACTCCCAGTCCATTCATGCTTTATCTTTCTGTCAGAAACCTCATTTCTTCTGACTGTCAGCACTTTCTCTGAATTGAACAATGCAAGGTATTCTTCCAGGCTCATTGCCGCCGCTGCCTTGTATGGTCCTACCTGCTCATTTAAAAGTTCAAAATTCAGGCTGTAGGCCTCAACCGACACAATCTCCTCATCCCGCTCAACATGTACAATGTTCATGTAGTAATCTCTTTTGTTGTATTGAAATGATATCTTATTGCCGGCAACAAGGTACAGGCTGTCCTCCGAATCTGCGGACACTGTGAATGCAAACGTACTTGCGGTTCCCTGCAGATATTCATGCAGATCATCATCCCAATAATTCAAAGACTCCTCTGCGCTGTTATCCATGAAAGTACACACCGCGTCATATGCGTCCAGCACTGCGATCCTCACCAATTCCATTACAAATATGCCTCCCTGATTCTGGCCACCGCGGTGGGCTGCTTGTCACACCAGTCCGAAACCACAAACTGAACCTTACTCGTCCCTGGCGGTGCCATGAAATATTTTGTACCAAGAACCTCATCCTCCGTAGAATTTACGCCATTCACATAAAACTTCGTCTTCGCCCCGTCAATCGTGCATACATCCCCTTCCTGATAGCGGTTCGGAATGTCGGCATAATAGGTTACATTATTCTTTTTAAAACTCATGCTGTACAGATACATTCTTGTAACGAGATTACTCCCGCCGCCACGCGTTCCGAACTGCCCCAGAAAAACTGTAATCGCAGCTGCTTTTCTGTTTGCAAGAGCCGCGTTTCGGAAGTGATATTTTTTACCGCCAAATTTGAACTCGAAGAGCTCACCGGTTTTTGTCATTGCAAAATCCCCGTCTGACTGTTTTGTCGCAGCCTCATACGTAGGTTCATAGTTAATTGTTTTCACATCCTTTCCCCCGACACGCATGGTAAAATTAGCAATGTTATTCGATGGCGATCCCTTGTGGATATGAACGTCCTGAAGTATCTCCCCATTCGTGTCCTCCACAATGACTTCCAAAAGTCCCGTCTGTTTGACAAAACCCGTCTCATACCAGACCTTTGCGGTAAGCGTATACTTGTTTGTTCCACTTACGCCATTAGAATCTGCCGGGATCACGATACGTTTACTTGCACCATGCCAGTATGGTCCGCTCCCGACATCCGCAAGAGCCAGATACTTCTTTCCCGTCAGGGTCACTGTTTTAAATGTTCCATTCTTTAGTATCGTAGATTCCGTGAGCGTTCCCAGACCATTGGTCATGGCCGCAAAGTCCTCTCCATCCTTATAATTGATCAGCCTCTGTGATTTCGCCTTTTTTTCTTTGTCCAGTTCATCCGCTGATCCATACTGCATGGCTCCCTGTTCACTTATAATCCCGACAAACCCACTTTCATCCGAATGACAGACCTCATAGTCTATCGCCACTGGAACTGTTCCCTCGTTTATGATGGTAGCCTCCATCACCCCGTCCTCATTTTTTATCGCAGTAAACTCTTTCATTACCGTCGAATATTTTCGCGGATCCAGGCAATAGATCTCGATTTCTCCAGTCACACAGTTCCGCCCCGGCTCCACATCCCCGCAGCTGGATCTCGTGCCGATAAAATACTTCCCCGGTTCATCATTAAACAAAACCTTCACCCGCTCCACATTCAGCAGCCCATTCAATTTGTTGAACGCCGCCCGATACGCCTCATCGTCTGCGGCAATGATCTGGTATGTCACTGTGAGTGTACGGGTAGGCAGACGGCTCTCAACAAACTGAGCTCCGTCAACCCCTTGGATAATCCGCTCCGATATCTCTGCAGAGAATGCCTCTCTCCCGCTCACATGCAGTGTCCGGTATCCGGGAATCTCCCTTTCAAAATACGTTCCATTAAACTTCATCGCCTCCGCCGGCAAAACACTTCCGGCAGGAACCTCATTGACATCAACAAATTTATACATCATTTCTCACCTCTGAGATATTTTTTCATCTTTTCCATCTTCTGAAGCTCTTCCTGCGTATAAGCCGCAGATGCCTTCGCCACCTGACGTCCTTCAATGTTAACCGGCGCTTCTAAATAAATATACATTTTTCTGTCATAGCTGTAATCTCCGTTTAAATTCCGGCTTTCACCTGCCCCGCTATAAGCGAGTTCCATATCCAGTGCCGGAATACTTGGAATCTGTACGAGATCCCTTGCCGCTTTCGCAGCATCTCTTACTTTTGATGCTATTCCGTTTACGTATCCAGTACCGAAATAACTTCCCAGCTTGTCCGCCACTCTTGAAGGGCTGTGTATCTGTGCTTTTGCCCGGATTGCCGCCTCCGCTGCTTCTGCCAGTTGCGCTGCCATGCTTCGCACCTCTCCGAGACTCGCACTCATTCCGGATGCCAGACCGGCCCCAATGTTATATCCACAGCTATACGCTCCGCTTGATGCCGTTCCGAGCGCAGATATGATCGCACTGGCGGTGCTGTACGATATTGCCACAGCCTGACTGCCACCTGACTGCAATGCCGCGTTGAACTGTCCCATCGCAGTACTCGCGATAGATGATAATCTTCCCAATCCACTTTGCACACTGTTGCTCAGGCCCGTGCCTATCTGCATTCCAATTGCCCGCGCTCTTCCCACCGCGTTGGAGAATACTGAAATCATTCCAGACATAGCGCTTTTCGCCTTACTTTCAAGAGTATCTAAGCTACTTCCTACGACTGCCGCTGATGATGCAATGCCACCCATAGATGCCGCAGCTGTAATTGCATTACTTGCAATTGCACCTAAAGCGGACGCCGCTTCTGAAAGACCGCCCGAAACTGCTGTAATTTCACCAATTCCCAATGCAACAGCACCCAGACTTGTTGCCATATCCATCAGATTCAATTCCGTAATAATCTGTATTCCCTGCGCAAGCTGGTTGAATCCTGTCCCAGCATTCAATGCCGCATCTCCAACAGACGAAATAATATCAGCAATTCCGCTAAGAATCGATGTTATGACTTCTCCCACTGATGTTATGACCTCTGATATTGCCCCGAATATTTCTGTAATAGAATCTCCCAGCTGTTTTACCAAGTTCTTAATGCTCTCTATAATTGGCGATATTTGACTAACAAGTGTAGTAAATGATTCGCAGATAGCTTGAATGGACTGTGATGTTGCCTCTACCATTTCTTGAAGACTTGGCATGAACGGTGCCAGTGCTTCCACTATCGCTACTATGGCTTCTGATATAATCTGTGTACATTGTGTAAACGCATCTAATATAGCTGGTACAAACGGCGCGATTGCCTGAATAATTCCGACTATGGTATCTGATATGATCTGGGCTATCTGGATAAAGGTATCAGATATAATTGATACAATTGGTGTGACAGCAGTTAATATCTGCGATACTGCCTCTCCAATTGCAGTGGCAACTGCTGACATAGCTGTCCCCAAAGCTGCAATAGCCGGTGCTGATGTCGCAAAAGCAACTCCAACTGCCTGTATCAGCACTGCTATTTCAGCCGCTGACGGAATGAGTGCCGCTATAATACCTACTACAACACCTCCGACTGCTGTAATCACCGTGGCGATGGCTGTACCAACCGCCTCAATAATGCTTGCCACACCCTGCCCCTGTGTTGCAAGCAATGCAAAAGCCGCAATCACCACTCCGATGGATGCCCCCATCGCTAATATAGATACCGGGTTGGCTATTTTGAGTGCTTGGCCAATTCCTTTAAATGCAGTCGATAATCCCGTCCCAATCCCTTTCGCAGCAGTGGATATCGCTGTTCCTGCGGTTTTTACCACACCAGATATACCGCTAAACGCACTTTTGACAACTGGAACAAACGATTTTATAACATTGGCAATACCGTTAAACACTTTAGTAATAGTGCTTTTTGACCTATTTGTTGATTTTGCTACATCATCCATAGCATCTGTAGCCCTTGACTTGAAAATTCCAAATGGATTGAAGCTTTTTAAAAAATTAAAAGCTTTAAACCCTGTTATTAATGCTAATAGACCTCCGGTTATAGATGAAATTGTTCCTGGACTCAGACTACTCGTAAATTTTGATACCGCACTCACTGCTTTTGAAACGGTAGATACGATTTTCCCAATCACAGTTCCTATTGCTGTTAATGCTCCTGAATCTGCCAGTGATTTAAATACATTTGCTGCTGCATCTCCAAAATTTATAAACGCTTCCTTTAATGTTTGTAAGGCACCTGTTTTTGCAATCGCACCGGAAAATTCATTCCAATATTTCGATATTGTGTTGAAGGTAGACATGACCTTTTGGGATATCTTTTCTCCATCCAAAGCACCAATCTTATCCACGATTCCACTGATTGCTTTAATCCCAATCGCTGACAGCGCATCGTACGCCGGAGCCAGCTTATTCGCCACCGTTTCCTGAAGACCATCCATTGCCTGATCCACCGTCTTATATTCTGTCGCAAGCTTTGTGAATGCATCGTTTGTCCCTACTCTTGATATTGCATCGAAGAAATCCTCCGTAGCCACCGTTCCATCCTGAACCTTCGCCACCAATTCCTTGGAAGTCATTCCCATCTCTTTTGCAACCGCCGAAATACCTGCAGGTGTCTGCTCCATCATAAGTTTAAAGTCCATCCATGCCACAGTAGGCTTGGCCGCCATCTGCGTAGCCTGCGTTGACAGAGTCTTCATGGCCTGCTTTGGATTTTCAGCAGCGGCCGCTAGGCCGCCAAACCCTTTTACAAGCTTCAAGGTGTCTTTGGTACCAACTGCCTCCAACTGCGCAAATGTGGATGCCATATCTGATGAACTGTAGATGGTATCCTGAGCAAATTGCTGCAGCTCATTTTTGATAGCTTTTATCTCTCCAGGTGTCTTCCCGTTCATCTCCATATTTCCGGTGAATGTCTTCCATGCCGCACTGGAGGAGTTCATCTCCGATGCCATGCTCCCAATCCCACTTGTGATCGCAGAAAACGCCTGCTGACCGACCCCCATAAGCACCCCAAAGCCCAGACCGCTCGTCACAGTGCTCTTCAAATTGTCCGCTGACGCGGAGGCGGTCTTCATGACAGAAGAAAAGCCAGAATCTACCGCCGACAATATTGCTTTTACTGAATAACTTTCCGCCATCTGGCACCTCCTACTTCTTAAGCAGTTTCCCGATTCCGGAAAATCTACTTTGTTTCTTTTTGTCCGGCAGCACTTTCTCTACCTCTTTTTCATAATTGTAGAAATTGGTGAACCTCTTATAGACTGGCTTAGATTTGTTCTTCCCCACTTTTTTCTCGGCCTTCACTGAAAAATTAAGGAAAGCCTGCAGGTGATTCCGATAATCCTTGTCAATCTCTCTCAGCCGGACAGCCTTCATAAGCAGCTTATACTCCGGCATCGTCAGCCTGTCCACCTCTGCAAAACTCTTAAAGTCCAGATACCGGAAACAGTTCAGCGCGATCTGCCGGTACACAACTTCAAAATCCTCCCCCGAGTCTTCCTCCTCATCTACGATACTTCCTTTGCTGCCATCTTCGCTTTTTCCTTCTCGATAGTCTCGAGCACGCTTAGAGTCTCTTTCTTCGTAGCATTGGCTGTCTTTAAGAAACCCATGACTTCCTCGAACAAAGCATCAATATCTGTGTCCTCATCGTCAATGTACGAATCCAGCAGCATTTTGGTCACCCGCGGACTCTGTCCCGCATTCGCGGTATTCAGCACCTCTTCCAGCCCTTCCACATCACCATCATACAGTTTCATAATAGTGTACCTGAGTCCCACATTCTTTTTCACGTTAGGCATGCCATCCACAGGCATCGCCACTGTCTTATTGATATCTCTTAAAAAGCCCATACCAAAATGAAACTGATACACTTGATTTTCAATTGTTAATTCCATCATCTATGCATTCCTCCCTATTCCCCTGTTTTCTTTGTATCGGTAAATACATACGCCGCGATCTCCTGCTGCTCCGTACTCACAGTTGCTTCACCGTCCACACCATTTCCATTGATTCCAAATGTCAGAGATACCTCCACAAAGTCCTCTGCGTTGGAAGTCTTCTCCATCTCCGTCAGATACCCCTGGAAATATTTTGCCTTGAATTCGTTATCTCCGGTTCCGGCCTCTTCCAGATTGACCTCCCAGACCTCAATCAATTCATCATTGTCAAGTGCCGACTCCAACTCTTCGACCAGCGTATCTCCTTTGGACAGGATGCTGGTGGCTGTAATCTCAACCTCCGCCGTTCCCGGTGTACGGATCGCTCCATCCTTTGTTGCAGTGGAGTCTGCATCCTTACTTTTCGTCCGGCCGTTCTCCGTAGTAAATGCAAGCGTTGCTCCATCCTTCAGTGCCGCTTTGCTCTTGACTCTGTAGAGGTACACGATTCGCTTTCCCTGAATTGCTTCTGCGAAAAGCTGTAAATTCATTTTTTTCATAATTTCCTTCTCCTTTAACTAAATTTAAACTCCACTTCCAATATTCCATGAAGCAGAGAGGTTTTTGTAGTATTATCCGGGACAATCCTCTGATTGATATTACGAACACTCCAGGCAAAATTGGTCGTGTGCCCGATCTGCCTGCAGGCCTGCTTGATTGCCAGCAATATTCCAGACATCGTCCCGCGCTGCCTGGGATTGTTATGCCATACATGAATGGTCTGGTAAACATTTCCGAAGACCGCCGACTTGTTGGCATCATCCGCCTGCTGACTGTCTCCCAGATAGACAAAAGGATACGGCGTTCCTTCCGGTGGCAGGCTGCCATCATAGACGTCATATCCCAATGCTTTTATATCCAATAACAATTTTGTAAATAACTCCTGCTGTGGATCCATCTCATCACCTCACAAGCTTCTGCATATCCTGCTCAAATTTCTTTTTCTGCTCATTGAACGCAGGCTTGAGATAGGGCTGTGCATCCATGAATCTGGTTCCAAGCTCCACGTAGGGTGCATATTCCGCCGTTGGCGTTGCCGCAACCTCCAATCCACCTGCGGATAACTCCAGGCCTATGCTGCGCTTCAGAGTTCCCGAATCTACTGGCGCATTACGCTGCGCTTTGGTCTGCATCTGGGATCCATTTGTTCTTACGACACGTTTCACATCATCAAGTGTCACATTTTTCTTAAGCTTCTTCTGCAACTGCTGCATTCCTACAATCTCAACTTTTCCCATCACTGCACCTCACTTACAACATATACACCCTTGGTCCGAAATCTCCTTGAGTAGTCCACATGATACATCTTTCTTCCGATTCGCACCCTGTCAAAAGGCTTCTCGTAGTGGTTCTGCAGCTGGATTGCGAGAACACCCTGCCGGATTTCTCCATACACGATTTTCAAGGTCTCAACACCCGCATCTGTCACGTTTGCATACTTTTTATCTTCCACCACTTCATCCGGGCCATAATTACCAGTCTCCGGATTATACGCACCCGCTTTGATTGATTGAAAGAACACCGGGATATCGTATCTCATAAGAAACGTACCTTTCCCTTCCCGGAGCTGTGCTGACTGTCTAAAAAAGCTTGAATCTCAGCTGCAAATCTAGCAAAATCATCATCTGAAAAGGACAGGCTCTCGCCCTCAACTGTCTGGGCACTCATGCCCTCTGATCCGATGCGGTTAAAACGAGCCACCGCCACCTCAATGACGATGTAATTCATCTCCTCCGGCGGATCTGCTCCGCCAAGGAGAATCTTCAGTCTACTTTTTGCTGATAATAGAATCCAATTCAGCTTTGCATCAAGTTCCGGATCCGCTTCAGAAGAATCCATACCGATCAATCTCTTCAGATCTTCTAACATGGCCTATCTCCTTCCCGCGAAAACTCCTACGCTTTCACCACAGCCACTACATCGCCCGATCTGACAGCCTTATAGTTGCTGTCTGCTTCCACGACAGTAATATGATTGTCTGCTGTTGCAGCAATCTCTGAGACTCCGTCCCATTTTGTCCAGGTCTTCACATCCATTCCGCAAGTCACTGTCGTCTTCGCCGCAGCTTCTTTGTACTTCCATACATTGTTCATGGATACAAGTTGTTCTTCTACTGTAACAGCAGTTTTACCTTTTTCGGATCCAGCTACGGATTCCAGAGTTAATGTTCCAAGCGTCTGGGTGTCAGAAGATCCAACCGCAATATACGCAATGGCATCCAGATACTCTGCAAACAGCCGCACACCCATGATTGCGAACATATCGGAAATTGCTCTGTCATAGTTGCCCTGCGCGTGGAATCCAATGAACCCGGTCGCCGAATCTGTGGTGTAGGAAAGTCCCGCTTTCACAAACTCGGAATCTGCCGGATCCACATAATATGCGATCAGGTTATTAAGCGGCGTTGCGATTACCGTGTTCTCCGGAATCTGGGAAGACACGAAAACGATGTCGGCACCAAGAAAGTTCTGGATATAACTCATACCAAATGCTGTCTGAAGCGTAATGTCCGCAGCACCAATGTATTTGTACACGTCCAGAGTGTTGACCCACACAGCTGTTCCCGTTGCGGTACGTTTCATAAGCTCGAACTTATTCTTCACCTTGCCGATTGCCATAGCAATCGCCATCTGCCAGGTAGTTTCATGCCCTACAAGGGACCCCATCTTCAACTGCTTATAGAACTTATCTGTAACCACGTTCTGAAGGTCAGACTTCATCTCCTCATCCGTCATCTCCACAGCAGCTTCATATCCTTTTTCCGCAATAGCCTCCAGAGACACTGCCTTACGGTATTTGCTGATTTTGATAGAGTCAAACGTAGTCTCTTTTACCGTGTACTGGGACAGCGGAATCTCTTCACCCTCTGCCACGTCCCCGGACTGCAGCGTTCCAGACACCGTCTTCGTCTTTAACACAGACCCATTTTCTTTCTTGATCATTCGGGTGATTCCAAGAATATCAAGCAGTACCTGCATGTTCTTTCCAAAACTTGTTACAAAATCAATTTCTCTTGCCTTCACCTGGATCTGAGCCTGCCCCGTCATGTTATCCGGTGCCGCAAATACCTGAAGGCCTAATTTTTCAATGTTATGCATAATTCATTCTCCTTACTGAAATAATGTCAGATTCTCCGCAATCAGTTTCTGACGTTCTGCCGGATTCTTAATTTCAAGAATCTGCTCCTTTGTCATAGTTGCTTTACCACCTGTTCCAGTTTTTGGCGGATTTCCCTTCAGGGCATCCTTCACCGCCGCCTGCACGGTATCCTTGAACAGCTTTGTAAAGGATTCGACCGTGGCTTTTGTGTCCGTGGCATCTGCTGATACCAGATGGCTTAGCAGCTCTTCCGGAACATTGATATCCTCTTCTGAGAGCATCTTGCGTGCAGTCTTCGCCATATCAGAAAGCGCATTCTGCTGCTTCAGATCTGCCAGTTCCTTCTCGAGTTTATTCGCTTTGTACTCCGCCTTCTCCTCCTTGGTCATCTTGGCCAGCTTCTCCGCCTCGGTCAGCTTGTCATCCGTCAACGCATTCCATTTCTCCTGGGCGTTTTTAATTGCCGTCTGCGTGGCCTTCTGGACACGTCGATCAAACTCCGCCTGATTGTCTGCATCTGACAGAAAATCGTCAAATGATACTGTTTCATCTCCGCCAGTTCCATCATCTCCAGCTCCGCCGCCATTACCGTCTCCAGCCCCAGCACCGTCGCCATCTGCAAAAAACTGCAGATTCAGTAAATGTCTTCCAGTGAAGATCTTTGATTGGTGATAGTGATTATTAAAATGCTTCATGTTTTCCTCCTGCCCCAGTCCATTCATTACAGCCCAGACCATTGCATCGAATCATAGTTTAACGTCATTCCGGACACAACAGGTTACACGATCCGGACATAATCCGGATATTCATCAGCGATCTGACAGATGCCAATGAAAAAAGAATCTACCAGAGTTCGCGACTTCTCCGATAGATTCTTGCACTCTATATCAACCCTTCCGGGAGATATGCTGTATTTGATTTTGTCCTGCGTCAGATCCTCGATGGACTTGATCAACGTCTGTGTTAACGCCGATACCCCGGCACAAATGATGTCCTGCCCTTGTGGTGCATATGCCGCATGACCGGACACGCTGATTCCGTTCTTGCGGACGCTCACTTCAATCATAAGCATCCCGCCTCACTAAATGCTTTGAAAAATTTGGGAGACTGAATTGCAATCCAATCCGTCATTTCTTCTGACTGTCCCCATGCTTCCACATTCCCACTATTATTCCAAAGTCCACTCTCGTATAGGAACGCATGAATAATCTCATGTCGCATTACTTTCTTTGTATATGATTTTAAATCCTCCATACTATTTTTGCTTGGTTCAAATTTTCCTACAACAATTTCCCTCACACTGTGATCCATATATCCATCGCATTTTTTCAGTTTCGGTTTTTCGTTTGCTGTTGCAATTACAATTTTATATTTAACTCCAAGTATTTTTACTTTCATGACTCCTCCTAAAAATTGGTATAAGAAAACCACCGGCTAATTACCAGTGGTATTAAATGTAAATACTGTTCTTCCATCAGAATTTCTTATATTGAAATCTCCCTTTGAAATGATGTCCATCCCTATCAAAAAATCAACATCGTGTCTTTCTAATGGAAAACCAGCAACCTTCATATTATGAAACACAACTTTATTGGACAAATAAATATCCAACAGATAGTAAGAAATATCAAGCTGTCCCGTGGGCGTAACTCCTACGCCAGTATCAATTGGGAGCAATCCCAGTTTTCTAGCAAGTTTTTCTGAAATGCAGGATGTCGAAGAGCCTGTATCCCATAGAGACCGTTCTATTCTATATATCTGTGCATCATCTGTACACATACATATATCAACAGCAGTTACAATTCTTTGTATACACTTATCGTATTCGGCGGACACCAAGTTTTTATCATACTTCAATTGTCTTTTTTCCAAACATTTTTTGTCTGCCGCTTGACCATCTGTTTCTATCAACCCAATCAGCGTGTTCATTTGTCCTCCTATCAAGAAAACCACCGGTCATAATCGACTGGTGGTTTCTACATGTATTCTAAAATCATACCAAGTGTATCACCTGCACCTGAATTTTCAAATGTCTTTATTTCATTTTCCGTAGCCGTCTTGTATAATTTATCAACTTCCTGGCTAATGAATCTCCATTCTTCGTCTGTATGATTTTTTCTTAATATTTCATCTACATAGTCATTTAATTTTTTCATTACTATTCATCTCCAAATAAGATACTTTTTGAAGTATCAAATATACCTGCTTTCCATTTCCCTTTAATTTTATGTTTTGCCTGGTATCGTTCTATGGTTGTATTTATCCATTCTTTGCGCTTATCCGCATCAACTGCAGCTAATTCTTTTGAAAAAGAATAGAGTTCTTTATAGCCCAATGCATCAGCAATATCTCTTAAAGCTTTTGTCTCCTGAATATACGACTTTGTAAACGGAATTTTATTCCTTTTACATATTTCTTCAGACAAAAGTTCCACTGTTGCTTCTTCAATTATATGATACTTTCCATATATATCAGGGTTCCTGCTAATAGAACGTGCGTGTAAATGCTCATGAATAATTGTCTTGGTTGTTGCATCCTCTCTAAGCCAAATATCACATGACTTAACTTTTTTCCCTATGCTCGTCCCCATTATTTCATTTTCTTTCACAATTGTCCGACCACTCCATTTACTCTCTGGTAAGCCTAAAGTATTCAGGTAATTATTTACTTGCAGAGAACGCTCTGACAAATTATCGGATAACTGATTTAAACTGGTATGTAAATCACCTCTATCTTCTGGTTCCATTATACTCTTTTCACGATGCTTTTTCAACTCATTCCACTGTTCCGTGATACCACCTTTGTCCAGATAGTCCAACCACTCTTCGTAGTCTTCATCATCCTCCCAACAAGCTACGCTGCAGCGGCAATTTGGATGCATCGGTGGAGCATTCTCACCCGGCATCATCTTTGCCACATCAAAGTGCTTGCCATCAATCGCCCGGCAGATGTCACAGGCATTCCCCAGGGCGATGAACTCATATTTCGTGAATCCATTCCGCTCAAATGACTGCTTCTGCGCTTCTATCTGCACTCTTGCCAGTTCTGTCCGCATCAGACGTTCTGCATTGGACTTTTGCACGCCAAACAACTTCTCCAGATGCCTCGCAAGCTGTCTGGGATTCCTGCCCTGGATGAGCCCGGTCTGCAGAAGCTTTGACAGCTCCGCTTTCATCATGTCCTGATACATCCAGATCCGGTCAGAGTACTTTGCGTTGTTAAACGACGCATTGACAATTGCTTCTGCCTTTTTACTGCTATTCTCAATAGTGGCGCCAAGGATACCCGCCATCCGCTCAAACTCTGACAATGTTCTATCCGTCAGCTTTTCCCCAAAGAACTTTTGTAATTCGTCAAATCCATCTACCAGTTCCAACCCAATATTCGCCTTGAGCATCTCCAGCCGATTGATCTTCATAGTAGCATTATAGAGACGCATCTCTTCATTTGCCTGATCTGACAGATCCTTATTCTGCACATACCTGGCTGCCTTTCTTCCATAAGCTTCAATATCAAGCTTAGACACTCTGCGCTTCGCCTCTACCAGCGTGATCCCCTCTGCGCTTGCATACTTGGTATAGAATCCATTGATTTCTTTCTGGCACTGGTCCATCATATAATCATAATAGCTGCTGATGGTCTTCGCATACTCTTCCTCAGTCTTGAGATTCTTTTTCAAGTTTTCAGCTTCGCGCTTTTTCCAATAATCTGCACTGTTCATTTACACATCTCCAAGAATAGATTTAATCAGATCTACAGCTTCAACTCCGTCTTTTTTCGCATGCTCATTGATAATCATGAGCATATCAGCCATGTCTTTACCCGCATCGCCCAAACCGCCTATTGTCAATTCTGACATTGCGCTATTTTCGAGCTGACGTTGCTCTGCATCCAACTTCTCAATCTCTTTCGCGACATTGTCCACAATACTAAGCACACTCAGTTGGGTATCTTTTGATACCACACCTTCAAGATTGCCTACAATCTGACTTTCCTCCAGCACGTTTGCTGGGAAGTTCGGTGTGAAATGATAATGCAGCTTCACCCAGTCATCTTTCTTCATTCCCGATACCGGATTGCTGAATATCAGCTTATATCTCCGATTCATTCCGGATGTAAATTTTCGCTCCTTTGTCTTCTCAAGATTGCTCATTGCCTGCAACTTATACTTCATAGCAATACCGGAACTTGTACCAAAATTCTCGTCTGAGATATCGGCGACCATGCTGATTTGAAAGATTAACTTGTGCAGCCGATTAATAAGGTTCTCCTGCGTCGTGTCTGCATCTGGCTTCGATAGGAAATCAACCACTGGAATACTCTCTCCAAGAGCGTCGTCAAAATTCATGATTCTGTCATCTCGAATGTGCTTCACATCGTCTTCTTCCACTTTTGCGCCCAATATCTTCAGATACGCATCTGCAAAATAATCAACATCATTAGCCTTTTCCGACAGTGCCTTATTGTAAGCATCAATCATTGTCAGCACAGGTTCAAAAATACCCATCTGTTCTTCATTCTCAACATACTCAGTAGCCGGTATTCCATCAAATCCGTGAGCCGTCTCTTTCTCATCCCAGATAATCTTTCCTTTCTGCGTAAAGTACATGACCTTTGATTCATCCGATACACTGCCATGCAGCACATTATCCGTATCCACATAGAGCCGAACAAAGTAACGCTCCCGGCGAAGCACCGAATCATCTTTGACCATGAACGCATCCATCGGAGTAAGATATGTAATACATACATTTGATGTCTCATCGTTGTAATACATCTCATATCCTTTACCAAAGATACTTGTTATTTTGGACAGCTCTGCATTGTTATCGTCCTGATCATTGTACTGATCAATCAACTCTACATACTTCTCAATCTCCTCATTCCCCTCATCAACCGTTACTTTGATAGGATGGCCTAAGAAAAAGCCGTTCATTGTATCAACAATATACTTGGCAAAGTTAACTGCGATTCGATTATCAGGCTTCCACTTCGGTTTCGGCGGTTCATGGAAAATCGGATAATTGGTTTTATATGCATCCAACAATCGCTGGTACCGAAACGCACATTCAGATGCATGCTTATCTATGAATTTACAAAGCCACTCATCTGTGAGTATTTCGTCAGATGGTAATATGTACATGTTAGACTCCTCCCTTTACTGGATTGTATTTTGCGCCGCCTTCCATCTTCCTCAAAAGGCTTGCTGCACTGTCTGGACTGTCATCATGCTCTGCATACTCGTTGTAGTCCAAAATTTCATTTATGTATTCTGGATCCGTACCTTCCAACCAGATGATGTCTTTCCAGTTCTTCCGAAGATACGTTGATATTTTTATAAATTTGTTCATCGATTCACTATACGGCTTTACTCGATACCCAAGTGATATAAGCTCCTTCGCCAGATATCCTTTATCTGCATTCTTCTCGCATGATATAGAACCAGCGCGCAGCTCCTTATGATACATTCCCACTTGAACCAGACAATCATCCACGTGCTTGTCCCAACGCTTGCCGAATCCAATGATTCGACCATCTTTCAACCGATTCAGGATAGTGAATGCAGTTCCATCTGCTCCATCATAAGCTGCATCGATATGAGCAAGCCCACCATAGATTAGTGATACATCACTTGTAAACTTCGGCTCCTTGAACATGGCATCTTTATCTGCAATATGCTTAAGCTCATAATTGGCTGCAAAAAGCGAATCACTCATGCTCTGCCGGAGTTCTTCCAGCTTATCCCTGCCAATCAATCCTGTTGAATAACAATCATATCTCATTACATTTGGCATAATAGAAATGGCGTCCTCTTTATGCCACGGTGTACCGGTATTGATAAACCGACCATTCCGATTTTTGATGTTCTGCAGCTCCATGTACTGAATCTTGGTCCGCTCCCGTTCTGCCCGGCTGATTCGATCCTTTAAGTTGACGATATCATCAGTCACGACAATGTCCGCATGCTTTCCGGTAATAGACGTTCCAATACCAAGCCCGAGCACCTGGCTGACACCTTTGGCTGATGTACAGAGATTTGTGTGTATCTCTGAATTGTTTGCCTTCAGCAGATCCAGATCCGTATCATACAGCGTCCTTACGATCTGCTGCATTACTCCTGTACTAAGGATTTTCTTGGACTGATTAAGTACCTCCGTCACATCATCATCTGTCTTCCGGAAAAATATAATGTTCTCATTCGGCTGAATAACTGAATGGATTGCCAGGAACAATGACAGATCAGTAGTCTTATACGAACCTCGATGTGCAAGCAGCGTCTGGTCGTCTTCTGCGTACAAAAAAGACCGCAGCCACTCGTTATGTAGCCCGGTCAGATCCGTAAACCCTACCCAATGTCCAATTTTATACGGTTCATTCCACAGGAGGTCCAGAACCTCTTGCTTTTTGACGTTCAAAATATGCCTCCATCTCTTTTAGCGATTCATCGATTGCCGGAGTCTTGATATCCAGCTTGTCATTCCACATGCCAAGATGTCTTCCAAGCAATTCCAACGCTTTCTCTTTGTCATTCAGCTTGACCTCTATCCCATTGGCGCCTTCTTTTATTCCGGCGATTGCACGAACCTGTTCTTCTGTCAGTTCTGTTGTTGGCTTAATAATTACTGTGCCGCATACTCCGTTACTACGGATTTCCACATAATCCGTTGCTCTGGAAAAAGCAATGGACGCTAATTCCTCCACGACCCTATCCTGTGTTACCTCAGTGCGTTTTTGACGCTCTTGCATGCGTTCCTGTATATACTCTTCAACCTTAACATTTCTTAACATTCTCGCCCCTGCTGCCGCTGCTGTCGCTTCCTTCTTCACGGACGGATATGCGATCCGGTAAGCCCGAGTAGCATTCAAATCTATCAGGTATTCATCTGCAAACATCTTCTGTTTATCTGTCACTTGGACTCACCACCTCTCATTTATCGTATATTTATTTTCTGCTGTATTAAAAAAGAGCTGCCGTCCCGCAACTCTAACTATGATTCCCACAATATGTATCTTTCTTTCCGGCACAGCCGCAATAGGGCCGGTGCTTACATGTCTCACACATGATAGACTCCTTACTTGGGAATGAAAAAGACACCCATCTCTGGATGTCTATACCTGTCTGTTCTTTGGTTCCACCGCCTCTGATCTGACGTTGTGTGTCTGATTCTGGTTCTCTGGTTTCACCTTTTGTGTTACGCTGTTGAATTTATTCAGGTTCTTCTGCCTGTTCTGCTGCTCCTGCTTCTTGTCCATATTATCACCTCGGGGATAGTATGTACAGGAACAGGGGATTTATGTATTAAAAAAGACACCCGAAGATGTCCTTCTAATTATTGCTTATCTCTTTCTTTTAGTCTCCTATTGAGACTCTCCCTCTCAATATTTGACATTTTATTTTTGTAAATTTTGATATTTCTATTATGTTTTTCATTTTCATCAAATAGTAATCGAAGCATTAAGCTGATGTATCTGTATGCTGAACACAGAAAATACAATATAACCACAATACTCAGTACTCCAACAACAATAAAAACTTTCATCTCAATAACATCATACGCATACATTCCACATACAAACATAATGCTTATAAATCCACTCAAGAATAACTGCTTAATGCATCTGATAAAATATTTTATGTCTACATTTTCAAAAAAATACTTTGTTAATTCCTTTTCTTGTTTTGCTGTCATAAGTAATGGTATTAATATTCCAAAAATACTAATAATGATTGATAGTGCTGTTATAAGTGCTGTCAGCATATCGCTATAAAATTTTCCATTCCAAACATAAATTTTATAGTGATAACAGAACAACACGATGAAAACAGTTAAAACTACCGGCATAATATATTGATAATATTTTACCCATTTTTCTTTCAATTACATCATTCCATTCTATTGTAATAGTTCACCTATTTTACGTCTAGTTCCACTTTCATAAAACTTTACCGCCATTTTCTGAGCCATATCCTCAAATCTCAATTCTCCTCGCGCCGGTATTGTAAAATCTATTTTATCATAACAAATATTTTCAAACAAATCATACACGCTCGATTTTTGATCATCCGTTAAAGTTAACTTTGCTGATGAAACAGTCCCATCATTCTGGGGGTTTCTAATATCACTCGCTATATCATAAATTGTTTCTTTATTCAAAACCGATCCCTTAGTATAACCTAAGCCACATTCAATGTGTGCCGTGTAACACTCAATTTGATTATATGCGTCTATTACTTGTTCAAAGAACCTTGAATTAATGGGCTTAAAATTCCTTGTATTGGCAAATCGAACATCCAATTTCAATGTTTCTCTATCATTTAAATCATCAAGCCTTAATTCGTCATGAATTGGTCTGAAATAGCATAATTCATTTGGGCTGTTAAACGAATTTATGTAGTTTTGTAATGCATGTACACCATAACTTCCTCTGTTACACTGAACCATTGCTACCGATCTTTTTTCATCATATAGTACTACAGTGTTTTTCCCTATGTACTCATCATCTGATAAGTCAATATGTCTTGCTTTTGATTCTCTCTCCAGGATATAGGTATTACTAATCACATCCAATCTCATAAAGTTTAACCCATAAAACATATCATCGTAAACAGGAATAATATTTTCAATTCTTCCTTCTATTCCTGATACTTCATGAACGGTCTCTCCACGGCTCAATTTTGATACTCGATCCATCCATCCCAAAAGATCATACAATTTTTCTGTATATTCATCCCCGTCGAATGTACATATTTGATAATACTGATATTTAATTCCTATCCTCTTTTTCTCTGCCATTTTTCTTTTGTCCTCCCTCACGACCTGCATACCACCACACATCTTCATTTTAATACCGCATATGACAAAAGGCAACAAAAAACGCCCTGCCACACACAGGACGTTTTCTGTACATTACAATTGAGGGAGAAACTAAGAACAATTTCTAATCGTTCTAGTATAATAATAACACAGATTTTTATTAATTTTATTAATCTTGCAGATAACAAGAAATTATTTGCGACACTCTCCCCTGAGTATATCCAACAGCATCCGCCACCTCCCGCTGCTTCTTCCCCTCCAGAAATGATAACTCGAAGATCTGCCGATCTGTGCTATCCGGGATCCCCGCGATAAACTCCTCGATCTCCCGCTGCATCCGCTCCGCCTCATCCAGCCGCAGCTCATACAGCCGGATCCGCTTGTTCACCTCGTCGGCCTCCCTGGGCTCGTCGGCCTTGACCGTCAGATGCTCCTCTATGTAGGGGAAGTCATCCCCAGACTTCGTGACCTTTATCTGTACCACCTGGATGTTGTCCCTCTGCTTGTACAACTTATCCAGTTTCGTGTTAATCTGCGGGATCTCGCCCAACAGGCTTTTGTATTGTTTCAGCGTTGACTTGTCCAATCGTGTCTACTCCCTTCCTGTCTAGATACTCCAGTACCGACATGGTCTCCATCCCGTTTTCAGTTCCCAGCTGCTCCGCCTGGTGCCGGAGAAGCCTGTGTATGTTTCTTATGTTGTTCACTCCCTTTTAAATTTCAGTTTAATCCGCTTTTTCTCTTGCTTTTTTTCTCGCTTGTTCAATATGTTCAAAAGAAAAATTATCTAAATGACCATACTTACACAAATTTCTTGCTATCATTATGTCTGAATACAGTCTGTAAAACTGCTCAGTTAATCTAATGTCGCCACTATCTTGATGTTTAGTTGCTTGATACATTACATTTCCAATCAAAACCAACTCTTCGGCATCTAGTATTGTCACTATCTCTTTGTCTTTTTTTGATATACTTTGTATATTCATTCTTCTCCATCCACTTAATTATTTAAAATCTGAATTTAACTTGTTTTTATTCCCGTTTATCATCCTCGTCCTTACCTTCATACCACTCGATCCCGGCGGCCAGCACCATACCGACCGCGAATCCCGCTATAAACCCAATAAATAAAAACCCGCACTCATACATCTTTGTTCTCCTTCTCCGCAGCAACTATCTTTACCAGCATATGCCGCTTCGCCTCCTCGATATCACCGGCGCAGTTGTCTCTGGCGTACTTTTCTATGTACTCCTGCATTTCGCGTTCAAACTCATTCATTTTTCTCCTCTTCCAGATAATAGTCCCGGCATCCGCCTCTGTAACAGTTCAGGCAGAACTGCTTGTTACCGGTATGAATGCACCCAGTACAGTCCATGTCCTGGTAGTTGCTAAACTTCTCAAGTAACTTTGCCGACTGTGTCTGATCAAAGGTGTTTAATCGGTCATACTCATTCACCGCATCGATGCCGATCAGTTTCCCGACTCTGCAGTTATCGCAGATCTCCTCCATCTCCTCCTGATCATTAACTGTACATGGATACTTGCAATACTTGTCGCACAAGATCTCCATGGCTTTCGCTGTAATCTTATCCATCGGACTCTCGTCATCCGCCTGTTCTTCGTTTTGGAATTTCACAATGTGGTCCAATGACGGATACTTTTGTCCGGTAGCTACGATGTACCCGATGTCAACCATCGCATTTAAGTTGCCTTCCATGCCGATGCCTATGTAATAGTCACTTCGCTTTGTTTCCGAATCTGTTGTCCTTACAATACCAACCGCTCCTCTTGGGTCACTGCTGTTTATCCATAATGCTCTTACTTTTTCCATACTGTTTTCCTCAACTCTCATAAAAGTCTTTCGTCTTCCGTTTCGACACCGGGCTGCCCTTCTCAAACACGCTGCAGTCTTTCACCTCACAGCCACGGGTGTGCCCGACAATGCTGCAATAATCACAGATTTGTTTTCCGCCTACCTTCGACCTGTACTTGCAGCTCCTGCACTTATGCCGGTCCGCGTTCTTCCCAACACATCCATCGATAATCATCTGATCTGCAGCTGAATCAAACTCCTTGTTGATGACTGCCGCCTGTTTCCGTTCTCCATTGCTCTCCGCTGTAGTCCCGGCCTGACGCCCACGCCGCCCCTTCTTGGCCACAATATCATTTTGTTTCAGGTATCTATACATTCCGCTGGCCGATACGCCAAAGTGCTCCGCCAACTCCCGCTGTGTCATCTCCGGTGCAAGCTTCTTCAACTCCGCCCAGTCAATCTTTGCTGTCCGCCCCGCATCAGCTTTTACTTTTCCCGGATCTGGCTCTTTCTGGCAGAGAGATAGCTCTTTTTCCTCCTCTTCCTGTAGTCTCCATGCTGTTAACTTGTAGAGAAAGTCTACGATCCGAACCTTACAGTCCGCGCAGAAGTCCTCCGCATTGTTTTCATAGGCGTATTTATCAGCAATATCATCCGTCTCAGGATCCTGCTGGACAATCTTAACCCGGTACGGATCACCGGTGATCTCTTTCCCGCAACCATCACATACTATCTTTTTGATTATACTCATTTCGTTCTCTCCTCTATTTTGCTGTCCCAGTACTGAACTCTTAGCACATGCCCACCACAGACAGCACACGCTCCAATATATCCATTCATGCGTTTAATTATTTGCACCGGTTTTTTCGGCATCTGCTTTTGCATTGCTTCTTCAGTTGTCATTGTCACTGCGAACCTCCTCCCACGCCATTTGCAATCCCATAAACCACAGATATACTCTTTGCGATATTGTTTTTCCGAAATCGTTTCTGTCCCACCACTCTTCATCTATCTTTTCAAGTGCCTCGATTGCCTCACTGTCCTGGTCAAATCCACTGTGATATCCCGTGTGGTATATTACTTGTTCCAGTGCTTTATTCCACTCCTGCAGAGCATCCTCATAATATTCCGTTTTTTCATAATCATCAGGATCCGGCATAAAGCAATCATAATTATCATGTAATTCTGCCTTAACCATCTCTTCCGGATATATATACTCATCTGTAGAGCATTCGATTTTTCCCATCACATATTCAATCTGATGAATTTTATTATGCATGTTCTTAAACGTTGGTTGCCATGTAAGATAAAAGCACGCTGAGCCAAGATCTCCAGATATGTACATGTATTGCTGCTTTGTATCAAAAATGTAATGCACATGACAATCGCTTCTTCCGCTCTCATGTCTCCAATCCAGCGTCTGAAAATCTACGTAATCTCTGAAATCTGCTCTAAAATTTTTAAATCTTTCTTTTGCATGGCTTATGCACTCTTGTTTCCATTTCTCCTGTAAATTCATTCTATTTCTCCTTCCTGCATCTCATACCTTTGCAGAAATACATCTCTGTCTTTCTTCTGGTACGAATATATTCATATCCTCCGATAATTGTCCGCCCACAGATACTGCAGACTCTAACATCCTCTTCCGATGCCGGTTCATTCTTCTTTGATCTATTCACTTTTTCCACCTC